GGCGTTTCAGGCGGTATAACCCTGCCGCGCTAAAGGTCAAAACGCAGTCCTTCTCTGCGTCTATGTCTACCTTTGCTGGTAGCATTGTGCGCCGTACCGGGAAAGTCCTGTCTGCCAGCAAGTCTGCATGGGCCGCTTCTCTCACAAAGCGGACGGCTCATGCGATCACGGCGGGGATGTCTACCTTCTCTGGGTCCCTTAAGAAGAGGGCTGCTAAGTTCTTTCGTGCCTATTCATTGCGTCTAACTGACATAGGCAATGTGGCATTTAGCAGTGGGGAAAACTTCATTCGCAGATTGGCCTACTCTGGCAATTACGTCTATGCCGTTACCAACCAAAACCCGCCTAAGCTCATAGTTACAGACATATCTAACCCAGCATCCCCTGTGAGAGTGGGGGGGTTGACCTTTGCTGCTGGCACTGAGGCTTATGGCATCTGTATATCCGGCACTCATGCCTATGTTGGTCTAGCTGCAACACCCGGCAAGTTGGCAGTAGTGGACATCTCTAACCCTGCCTCTCCTTCAGTAGTCGGCACAGCCACATTCAATAGTGGAGAGAATGGGGCCTTTGAGCCTAAGGTATTCGGCAATTATGTGTTCGTTCTCACTACTGCGGCCAACTCCAAGCTGGTTGTGGTTGACGTTAGCACCCCGGCATCTCCATCAAGGGTAACTAGCCTCACGATCACTGGGATGGATACCGGAGATGCGGACTCTGCTTTCTGCATAGCTGAAGATGGGCAGCATCTTTTTGCCGGGAATGCGAGCGGCAATCCGTCCTCCATTTTCGTGATAGACATATCCACTCCCACTAGCCCCAGTCTGGTAGGGTCCCCATATGTGTTAGGCACAAGCGAAAATTCTCTCTCTGCCCTTGCTGTATATGGCAATTACCTATACATCTGCGCTGACGGGGGTAATCTTGATACGGCTGTGTGTGTGGTTGATATATCCAACCCGAGCAGCCCCAGCAGAGTTGGCGCATTCGATTTCTACGATGCCACAGGTGGGGACGGGTTTGCGGTATATAGGTTAATCGCTAATGCCAAGTTCCTGTACGTGTTGACGAACCAGGGTAATCATGCTTTGGTCATTTTCGATATCACTTCGCCCACTTCACCTGTAATAATTAACTGGAAACCTACTGCGGAAGGGTCCTTGGATGTAGTAGTCAAGGATGATACTTACGCTTTCCTGGTATCGGAAGGCACATCCCCAGGCACCCTGTACGCCATGAGTATCACTGGGATGTTCTCCCCGGCCCTAGTAAAGAAAACAGGTAAGGTGTTGGCTGCTGCTAAATCAGCATGGGCCGCTACACTGTCTAGGTCTACGGCCCATAAGATGTCGGCCTCGATGTCCACCTTTGCCGGGACCCTCACTAAGCGAACGGGTAAGATTCTGGTATCTTCGATGTCTACCTTCGCAGCTACGCTAACCTCTATCCGGCTATTCACTAAGACCCTCACCGCCAGTATGTCTACATTCTCTGGAGCACTAACCAAGAGAACTGGCAAGGTATTATCTGGGTCTATGTCCACATTCGCCGGGGCGATCACTAAGCGGGTAGGTAAGGCCCTCGCAGCGGCCATGAGCACATTCAGTGCCACTACGGTTAGGTCCACTGCCCACAAGATGACTGCCAGCCTGTCAACCTTCGCTGGGGCATTGACTAAGCGGACTACTCGGATTTTGACCGCTTCGATGTCAACTTTCAGTGTAAATATTACACGCAGAACTGGCAAAAATCTGCCAAGTTCCATGAGCACCTTTAGCGGCTTGCTAGTTAAGCGGGGGGCTAAGGCTCTAAGTGCTGCGATGTCAACATTTTCTGGGGCTATCACCAAACGGACTAATAAGAGTCTAGCCGCCTCGATGTCTACATTCGCTGGGTCCTTAGTAAAGAGGACTGGGAAGGCCCTGGCTGCATCTCTCTCAACCTTCTCTGGCACCCTGCGTAAGAGGACTGGGCATCTGCTGTCCTCCTCTATGAGCACATTCAGCGGTAGTCTGACTAAGCGCACTGGTAAAGTGTTGACTGCTGCAATGTCGGCGTGGGCGGCTGTACTTGATGCGGTGAAGAGTGGAGGCACCACATTCACTAAGTCCTTCAGTGCCTCTATGTCCCAGTTCTCTGCCACTGTAGTTAAGCGGACAAATAAGAGCCTGCCTGCGTCTATGGCTCACTTTGCTGGGGTGGTAATTAAATCAACTCGACACGCGCTCTCTGCGGCAATGTCGGCATTCGCTGGTAGTCTAAAGAAGAGAGGTAGCCGCACTCTTACCGCGAGTATGAGCACATTCAGCGGGACCATAACTAAGCGGACTGGTAAGCGGCTGGCAGCTAGTATGTCTGCCTTTGCTGGGGCCTTGCTGAAGCGTACCGCTCATCATATCTCTGCATCTATGACTCAGTTCTCCGCTACGCTCCGTAAGAGGACCAGCAAGGTACTGACTGCGGCCATGAGTACATTCAGCGGCAGCATGAATGCTGTCCGTATCGTGCTTGTGAATCTGGTTGCGTCAATGTCCACATTCTCAGGCAGCTTGACTAAGCGGACAGGCAAGAATCTCCCGGCCTCAATGTCTGCTTGGGTCGGGTCAATCTCCAAGCGCACAGCCCATAGGTTTACGGCGGGTATGTCTGCCTTTGCAGCCTCCTTAACCGCCACACTTGGTAATCCAGCGGCCACATTGATTAAGATGGCTGGCGGGAAGATCATGAAAAGCCGTCCGGTAACTATGCTACGCTCTGCTATCAATATGATAAGCAGGAGCAGACAGGACAAATAATGGCAACTGATATCGAGACAATCCGCACAATGATTGGGGACCAGCACATATATGACAGGGCTGAGTCTGCTGCTGATGGTGCGTCCAGTGAGTTCCAGCTACCTCATTTCCCGATTCAGGCCGATACTCAGACGGTGAAGGTAGACGGCAGCACCAAGACCGAGACTACTGACTATACGATTGATGATGAGATTGGGCTGGTCCGCATGAATGCTATCCCCAGTACAGGTGTGCCTGTTGTCATTACCTACAAGCACAGTCTGCTATCGGATGACCAGATTCAATCAATGCTGGACCTGAATGATGACAATATCCGACTGGCGGCTGCTGACTGCCTGGACTCGATTGCCACATCTCAGGCCCTCATTCAGAAGAGAATCAAGCTGCTTGACCTTACCACTGATGGTCCTGCGCTCGCTGATTCTCTGAGGAAACAGGCTAAGAGTTTGAGGGAGCAGGTACTTAGCCCTGAGTTCCAAGAACCTAGCTTTGAGATTATTGAGCAGATCAATGACACTGCCGGGTACTCCGAGAAAATAATCAAGGACCTGATGAGGGAGGGGTAACATGGGCTGTCTCTTTGATTCCCGGCTACTGAGTCAGTTGGATAGACATTATGAGTCATCCTGTACGATTCAGAGTGTAATATTTACATCGGATAATGCCAACCAGGATGTCATTTCCTCTACCCCTGATGTTGCCGGGATGACTCTCATACCCTGTCGTATAGGACCGCTGATTGAGATACGGCCAACTGATGATGAGTTGCGAAGCTCAGACATTAGGGCTAGGCGGGTAGAGCGGCAGTGTAAGCTACTGGGATATTACCCTGGAATCATCCCGCGTGAGATGCAAGCGGTAGTAGATGGTGTTACCTATCCCATCCGTGGAGTTGAGCATGATGGTTCTCGGATGACCACTAGGCTCAGACTGGAGATATTGACACCATGATATATCTGAGGTTGTTTTGGCATCTACTGTTGATTATGCTGTTTGTATGGGCCATAGCCCTGCTTGGTATCTTGTGCTTGATTCTGACTAAGAGAGGTGTTTAAGTGGCTGGCGCAAGAGTAACATTTGGGCACCGCTCTCGCACCCCCGGCACTCAGGTAGGGGTGCAGATAAATACCTTTGGATTCCAGAAGTTACAGACTGTGCTTACTGGGGAAGCCCTGGCGGATATCCTCATGGATGAGGCCCAGCCCTCGCTTGAGCAGGCCCAGTCTGAGTGGCCTGTATGGACTGGGGCCAGCCGGGATTCTATCGAATTGGCTGTGTCTGAGGTAGGGGACCACCATGCTCGCGTAGTCCTACAGGCCGGGGGTGAGAAGCTGATTAGCGATCCCCGCAACAAGAGCCATAAGGATTATGCCCCGTTCATTGAGTTCAATGGGACCAAGACCGCGCCTGCTGGAATCCTCATGGATGCTGTATATGGCCGGGATACTGAGCTACGGTCTGGTATCCATAATGCAGTTGGCAGGCTGATTAGTGAGGCACTGCGATGATGACTAGAGTTGCTGGACTCATACAGTTGCTAAAGGGGCACTATGGCAGCGAGATTAAGGGCATTGGCCCTGGCCCTGTTCCAGAGAGTGCCTTGAAGCCCTACGTAACTGTGCAGCTTGTTACTGGCACAGAGACAGAATCCCATGATGGTCTTAGTGGCCTGTCTCGCGTATTCATGCAGGTTAACGTGTGGCATGAGACCTATGAAACTGCCGCACTACTCCGGGACTCGATTAAGGCTTATCTCTGTGGATTCAATGGCAGCACTACCACTGGGGGACCTGTCATAGCCGGGGTTAACCGCCCTGTAGATAAGGACTTACATGCTGGCCCTACTGAGCTACATCAGTGCTTAGTGCGCCTGGAAGTGTGGTGGGACAATGGGTAGGGAGTATGGGCCGCTCGACAAGTTCAATTACCAGATGAGCAAGTGGCATGGCCTCATCAAGTACAAGTGCTATGACTGCCCTTACTATGTGTTTGAGAATCAGGGTGGCATACCCCGGATGATTAAACACTGCCGGGACCTTGCACACGGTCTTGTTAGGAACGGACTCATGACCATAGATCAATTTATCGAGGCCCACCAGAAGGAATTGAGTGTAAATATTACATTCGCTTATTTGTGCTGGAACACAAAACAGGCCAGTGTTGAGGGTGTACAAGCTCTACTGGCAGAGTGCGACAGACTAGAGCGAATGGGCTGTAAGGGGGATGTGGCTATCCTCGATAATGGTTCCACGGATGGGACTTGGGATGGAATCCTAGAGGTAGCTGAGAAGGACCCCAGAGCGAATGGGGTAGCTCTGGATGCCAACCGGGGAATCAGCGTTGGCCGTAATTATCTGATAGAGTTAGCTTTGCAGGCCAAGCCTCATTATATTCTCATGCTCGATGGGGACATTGAACTTGTCCCCCTGTCCTCATTCGTGATGGCTCGTTATCTGGAGTGTCATAGGGAACTGGGCTGCATCGGCGCATACTCATCTAACTATACCAATATCCGGGAAGAGGCCGATGAGCGGTTGATTGAGATTCCTGAGATACGTGTCAAGTCAGATATTCCCATTGCCTGGACACAGTATGGCCTTTTCAGGGCCAGCATGTTTGAGCAGGGCCTACGCTTCGATGAAACCGGGGCCTTTGGTGAACCGGGCTGGGGATTCGAGGATGATGAATTATTCTTCAATATGCAGGCAAGTGGCTGGGGGAGTAAGTACTTCTGTGGGATGCGGTATCTGCACCGCAACATCAGATCATCATGGGTCAACCTGGAGAGGGATGGAACTAACCTCGAAACGATGTTCATTAAACGTAAAGAGCATCTGATAAGTAGGTTGACCGCTCTTGGCGTGGATCGTAGAATGGTACAGAGGATTAGGGCACAGCAGTTGCCGGGGTAGTATGACGATTATCCTTACTGACGATGATGAGCAGACCAGGGGTTTTCGTGTTGGTAAGTGGCGCAAACATACCAACTACAAGTGCATCTATTGCCAGTATGCAACTCTGTGGAAAGATAAGATTCTGAAGCACATAGCTGAGGGGGTGCATCCTTGGCCTTACCCCGGCACAAGTGAACCTTCGGATGATGTAGATTTGAACGCCGATCCTGAATACTAGGAGGAAATACGATGGGTCAAGCGATTCTTGCAAATGGCACACTGTTCCAAGTCGGGGACGGCGATTCACCGGAAGAGTTCACCACTATCCCCGAAGTTAGTAAACTGGCTGGCCCAGCGGTCAAGTTTGACTTGCTGGATGTTACCACACATGATTCCACTGGCGGGTTCCGTGAGTTCATCCCCGGCTTGGCCGATGGCGACAACATCAATGCGATGGTGAATTTCCGCCCATCCAATGCTGTGCATCAGGCTTGCCGCGAGGATAGCTATGCTCGCACACTCCGCAACTTCAAAGTGGTATTCCCGGATACTGGGGAGTCAACGGTAGACCTGTCCGGGTACTTCGTCAACATCAACCCCAATGCCGATATGGGCGCGGTCCTCACTTCGCCTATGACCGTGAAGGTAACTGGCGAACCGCTCTGGAGCTAAACATGAACACAGATCAGACAGTGAGCCGGATTGAGGATAGCCAACTCGATCCGGCTGTAAATATTACACTCAGAAATAAGCAGTACACCCTGGAATATAACAACTTCTCCATCAAGGGCATCTTGAAGGATACAGGGTTCAATCTGCTGAATCAGAACCTCACAGTCAAGGAACTGGGGGACCCTGCAATCCTAGGGGCGTTCCTATTCTGGGGGTTAAAGACGAACCATGAAGAGTTGACGCAGGAGCAGGCAGACAAGCTCCTAACATACCGCGATCATTTCAATGTCATGCTGGGCATCAGGAAGGCTCTCACCCTGTATCTCCCTGAAGTTAAGGGGGATGAAGCACAAGCGCCGGGTGAGCCTGAAAACCCTCCGAGTCCGCCAAGCCCCTAACTTGGCTACGGTATTGGGCACTAGCCCGAGACCTTGGCCTAAGTGAATCGGAGTTCTGGCGGTCAACTCTAGCAAAGGTGGTTGCTCTCTATGAGATTAAGAGAGAATGGGCCAGAGCTAGAGACTTCTTTCCGGCCCAAGTTGCAGCCCTACAATTTAATGCCTTCTTTGCCCATCAGGGGGATGACAAGACTGAACGGGTTGAGCCGAAGTCTGCCAATGACTTCCTGCGGATTCAGTACCCAGACCGCAAAAAGAAGGATGTAAATATTACACCGAAACATGACCCGGATAGAGGGGCGCAAGGCAACTGGCGAGCAATGAAGTCTGGTTTGAAGCAGCTTACGAAAGCGGCAAGGAAAAAGAGAGCCAAACTGAAGGTAGGGATACCGCCGAAACATGGCAATTAACACCCCAGTAGCAGAGTTATTCGCCGCGCTTGGTCTGGATACTGAGCAGTTCTTTGCTGGTCTCACAGACGCACAGCGAGCCTTGGTCTCATCGGCTGAGGCCATGAATCTGCCTATCTCTAAGATAAGGCAGGCACTTGAGAAGAACCTGATTGGGCCGCTGAATGAGTCTGGGCAGGCGGCTCTCGTTGTACAGTCCATCATTGAACAGCTTGGCGGTACATCGGCTAAGGCATTCCAAGAGAATGCTAGAGTGCTGCAAGCTGGCATCACTGAGGTTGAGGAACGGGCTAAGGCGGCACAGGAACTTGAGAAGATGCTTGCTGAGGCTTACCGCCAGGAGCAAGCAGTCAAGAAACAGTTGCAGGCTGAGGACCGGGCTGCTACCAAGGCTGGGTATGAGTATGAGACTCGCCTAGCAAAAGAGAAGTTGTCTGTACAGACTGCGGCTGAGAAGGACTATGCCGCGCTCAAGCAGCAGCTAATCAAAGAGGTTGAGGCTGGAGAGCGGCAGGCTCAGGAGCGTAGGATAGCTCAGGAGAAAGAGGCTCACGATATCATCAGGGCCATGCGTAGGGATGAGGCTACAGAGGCCAAGAGGATTGAGCAGGAAAAGACTCAAGCTAGATCAGCGGCCCGTAAGCAAGAGATGAGCATGGAGTTAGAGGCTGCTACCTTCAGTAAGGAAGTGCGCCGGGGTGTGGCCCTTGGCTCATGGTTCGTCGGCGGCAGGGCTGGGCTAATTGCTGGCTTGGCTACAGCTAGTGGCAGTGCTGTTACTGCTGGAGTGGCCGGGTCCATCATTGCGATGGGTGAGGCTACCAAGGCCGCTATCGAGTTTGACTCTGAGCTAACCAAGATGACCGCTAATCTCAGGGGCACCTCTGAGACTATGAAGGAACAGTTAGGGCAAGCTGCTACCGAACTGTCAGAGAAATTCCCCATCTCAGCACAGAAGATTGTAGAATCCCTCGATGCCATGCGCGAGGCTGGCTTTGATGCTGGGCAAACCCTGCAATCATGGCCTGTGTTCGTACAGTTCGCAGTAGCCAATAACGCGCAACTTGGTGCATCCATTGAACATATCGTAGCGGTGCAGAGAGCCTTTGGCCTAGAGAGTGCCAATGCCGTTGACAATGTTAAGAGCCTGCAATTCGTAGCTGACTTGTTGACCAAGGCTGCTAAACAAGGTGGGCAGACTGCGGAACAGTTTGCTGTGGCCCTAGCTGCTGCCGGGTCCAAGGCGCGGGAGATGGGTGTGCCGATTGAGGAGGCTGCGGCTGCTGTCGGAGTGCTGGGACTTAAGAACTATGATGGGTCCAAGTCCGGGGAGATTCTAGCTCAAGTGCTGGGCCGCTTGCAGAACGAGTCCCATGAGAATGCAAGGGCTTGGAAGGAACTGGGGATTGAGCTAACGACTACCGATGGTAAGCTGAGGCCCCTGCCGGATATCCTTGAGGCACTGGCAGACAAGTTGGCTACTGGCGATCAGAATGCGAATATGGCCGCTGGCGCACTGCTGGGCCTGGAGAATCGCACACTCAAGTTTGGTACTACCATGTTCCAATCGGCTGAAGAGATACGCCGATTCGCCAGTGATTTACGGGATGCTGGCGGGACAATGGATAAGGTTACTAACGAGAGCCTGAAGAACGCAGAGAGCCAGTGGACTATCTTCAGGAATAATATCGCTGGGGTTGGCCGCTCGATTGGCGAGAGCCTGAGTGAACCTCTTGAGAAAACTCTTGGCTTGCTCAACACCTTCTTTGATCGTATGCGGCAATTCCGCGAGCTACAGCTTGAGGGGTCTGGGCTTACCCCGGCTGAGGTTGATGCCATAAACAAGCATCTAGGTGGGGGATTCCAAGGCTTCGGCGGCGGTGCCTTTGGTGGTCATGGTGCAAGTGGATCGTGGGAGCCTGCGCCTGTTGCCAAGCCGCCTATACAGTTGAGCACAGAAGAGTTAGCCTTACTCGATGCAGCCCGTAAGCGGTTCGCTGTGGAGCGGAATACCTATGATGTGATTCAGGAACAATGGGCCGCTATGCAGAAGGGTTATGAGGCTGGCCTAGTGAGCGAGTCAGAGTTTGACGCGGCTAGGCTGGGTCATCAACGAGCACTAGCAGCCCTGAGGGATGAGCAAGCGGCAAGGGAAGAGAATCTAAACTTCAGACTTGCTGCGATGGATAAGGACCGGGCTGAGAAGGATGAGCAAGCCCAGCAGAAGAAGAAAGACCTAGATGACAAGGCTCGTGCTGCTGACCTGAAGCAAGAGGCAGATCAAAAGAAGATACGTGAGGACCTTGACTTTAGACTCGCTGACCTTACTCGTACTGAGGCACTAAAGGAACAGGCCGAAAGCGATAAGAAGATTGCCAAGCAGCAGGAGTTAGCTGACAAGGTTGATGACCTACAAGAGCGGTCCTTAGATGGGCAGGCCAACGGGTTTGCCTTTGCTATGGCGCGGATTGATGCTCAGGCAGAGAAGTCCTTTGATGCCCTGTGGAAGATGTATGGCAAGGATGAGGCGAACTGGGCTAACCTCATGGCGGCTAAGGCTCGCCTGGATGAGATGGCAGGCCAGCAAAAGCGTCAAGTGATGGAGCGCGAGGCGGCACAGCTTCAAGCATTCTTCGACAGAGACATCCTAGCTGCTGAAGGTTGGCGGGACGCGATGGGCCGAATCATTAATGATGTGGCCCAATACTTTGAATCTGCCGTGTTCAAGATGGTTACTCTCTGGATAGAGGGTCAATCAGAGATGGTAAATGCCTCTGTCCAGTCTGGAGGACTAGGGGGAATCATAGGCATTCTCGGTGGGGTGCTGGGCGGATTGCTTGGCGGCGGCGGGTCTGCTATTACTGAGGTAGCAGGGCAGAACATACCCAGTGCTACAGGGGGTATACTCTCAGGCGGCGGTTCTGCTGTAGCCTCTCTGCGGCACTTCAGCCTAGGCGGGGATACCTCTGCCATGACCCCCATCGTAGTAGGTGAGGAAGGGCCTGAGGTGTTCATGCCCACTTCTGCCGGGAGTATCATACCCAATAACAGACTTGGCGGTACAACTATCAATAACAACTACATTGACGCACATGGGTCCGATATTGGCCTAGTGCAGAGATTAGTGCCTGTACTGGAAGAGATTCAGCGTAGGGCTGTGGCCGATGCGGTCATAGCGACAAGAGAGACCAGCCTGAGAGGAAGTTAGGTGTAAATATTACATGGGAATTATTAGCCTACCCTCAGAAAGAGGGGCACCCAAAACAAGATGGACGTTTATCAAGCTGGCTGGCTTGGCTGAGTCAGAATTTACCAAGCAGGCTCAGGTTACCGAGTGGGTCGGGGATGCCCTCATGTGTGAGGTATCCCTTCCACCCCTGGAACGAGCAGACGCCGCCATATGGGTATCCCGGCTGCTGGCCTTAGATGGAGTGGTTAACACCTTCTACTGGGGACCTGATGGGGATGAGCGTGAGCCACTAGGCAATCCTACTGGCACCCCGGCAGTCAATGGTGGTGGGCAGACTGGCAAAACCCTTGCGATTGATGGATTTACGGGGACTCTGGGTGAGGGGTCATGGCTGGATGTTGTACACTCTGACTCCATTCACAGGCTGTACATGCTTGTAGAGGCTGACCTAGTAGGACCCGGCACAGGCAAGGTTAGGCCACACATGAGGGCACCCGCCCCGGCTGACAATGCCGCTGTGAACTTCCATGACCCTGTTGGGCTGTTCCGGCTACTGGAAAATCAGAGTTGGGACATTGACACGGCACAGAAGTATGGTATCACGTTCAAGGCGGTTGAGGCTATCTAATGTCGGGGAGAGATGTAACACCTGAGTTTATTGACGCTATCAACGAGGGTGTAATCCGCCCTAGATTCTTCGTTGAGCTTGAGACTCGCATTGAGACCCTGCGTCTATGGTCCGGTACTGGGGATAGAATTTGGGACAGTAAGACTTGGACAGGGGTGGGGGACTTCGGGGCCATATCCGCTATTGGCGAGACAACCAGCCTCAGGGCTATGGGTATCACCCTCACCCTATCGGGTGTCCCATCCCACATGGTTCAATACTGCATCGAGGATGCCCGGCCATTCAAGCCCTGCAAGGTGTGGGTAGCCTGGATGGATGAGGATGATGAGATAGTAGAGGACCCCTATCAGTGCTTTGGTGGGCGCACCAGCAGGGCACAGATTAAGGAAGGCTCGACTACCTCAACCATATCCGTGAATGTTGAGGGCAGGCTGATTGACCTTCAGCGGTCCCGCGAGCGCAGATATACGGACCAAGATCAGCAGGAACAGTTCCCCGGCGACCGTGGATTTGAGTTCGTGAATGAGTTGCAGAATGCCCAGATACCTTGGGGTCAGCCTACAGGCAGGCAGATTCCGAGAGGGTCCCCCGCACCGCAGCCTACAAGGGATGATGAATAATGCTCAAGCGTAAACCAGACTGGGAGAGATTGTTAGGCCAGTTCCTACTTGATCGTAGGTTCCAGCCGTTCGTTAAGGGCACCCAGGACTGTTCCATGTTGGCCTGCGATGCAATTCTAGCAATCACTGGCACAGACATTGCCGCTGATGTGAGGGGCAAGTACACGACCAAGGAAGAGGCCGATGCCCTCCTAAATCAGCTAACTAATGGGTCAGACTTCATGGCCTATGTTGCTCATATTGCAGCCACTTACGAGATACCAGAGGTCCCTTTACTGCTGGCGCGGCGAGGGGACTGTGTAATATTTACACATGAAAATGTGTCATCCCTTGGAATAATTGGCACCGATGGAGTGTATGCCTACTTTGCTGGGGAAGCTGGTCTGGAGAGGTTAAAAGTCCGGGACTGTGATAAGGCTTGGAGGATTGGCTAGTGGGTAAGGCGATTGCGTACATTGCTGCTGGCGTAGGCATAGCGGCCCTGTCCCTGGTAACAGGTGGGACGGCTACCCTGCTAGGCGTCAAGCTATTCACTGACACGTTCCTGATTAGCACAGGTGTAGCAGTGAGCTTGCAGGGTGTAGCTACCGCTCTGCGTAAGGCCCCTGGCTCACAAGGCAAGCTGCAAGGGGTGCAGGTAATCACCCGCCAGTCCGATGCTATACGCCGGGTCATCATGGGCGAGCAGAGAGTAGGTGGGACCGTTACCTTTGAGAAGGCACTAGGCCCCAACAACGTCAACCTGCACATGCTCGTTACCATCTCCGGTTGTTTCATCAATGATGTAAAGGCAATAGTGTTCGATGGGCAGAGGGTGCCCACACTCAACGGAGAGGGGCTAGATCAATACCGGGGCCGGATATTCTACTCATTCGGCGTAGGTGATGATGGGCAGCAGGCTAACGGCAGTCTCATAGCTGACACTAGCGGCATATGGGAAGCCTCCATGCGCCAACGTGGATGCGCCAATGTCTATGTAAGGCTCAACTATCTGGCTGAGGCATTCCCTAATGGCCTGCCAGTTATCAGCTTTGACGTTGAGGGGATACGCTCTTATGACCCCCGCACTAGTGAGATTGGGCTTGTAACTGGAGCCACTGACGCATCCAACATTGTCATTACCTCAGTGGGTCATGGCCTGAGTACCGGGGACCGCATCCGGCTTGAGCAGGTGGGGGGCAACACGGCTGCTAACGGCTACTGGTTTGTGATTGTATTAGATGCTGACACTTTCGAGCTAGACGGCAGTGAGGGCAACGGCACCTATACCAGTGGCGGCAGATACTTCAAGCTCACCTATACGACTAATGCCGCTCTACTGTCGGCTCAAGTCATGGTCATGGAAAAGATGAGGGGCGGGATTGGCCTAGACTATGATGAGCTTATTGAGGATGTACTGATAGCTGCCGCGAACATCTGCGATGAAGATATAACCCTGCCGGATGACACTACCGAGAAGCGGTACACGATCAACGGTACATTTGACTTCGGCAAGCCTGAGGATGTCATACCTAAGCTGGCTGGGGCAATGGCCGGGGTCATTGTCCCGATTGGTGGTAAGTGGGCGATCCTGCCGGGTGCGTTTAGACTGCCTGTCCTCACGATTGAGGATAAGGATATCATCCGGCCTATCGAGCTTATCACGGCGCGAGAGATACGGGACCTGTACAACGGAGTCAAGGGCACTTACCTATCCCCACTTAACAACTGGCAGGAAACTGACTTTCCCCCTGTTAAATCAGATACTTACTTGGCTGAGGACGGCGGGGATAGGGTATGGAAGGATATCCAACTAGCATTCACCATCAGTCCCTTCATGTGCCAGCGCATAGCCAAGATTGACTTGGAGCGCAACCGCAGACAGAAGAGTGCCGAACTGGTATGCACCTCTAAGGTGTATGAGGCGCAGCCGGGTAACGTGGTACAGTGGACTCATACCCGGTTCGGCGGCACATTCACCGATAAATACTTTGAAGTTGCGTCAATGGTCATTGATAGAGAGAAGGATGCCCAGGGCAGGCCAATCTTTGTCGTTAAGCCCTCTCTGGTTGAGAGTGATTTAGATGTCTATGGCTTTGCCGTGGATGATTATGGAGAGCTTGTGGACCCTGAATTAGCTGGCCTAGTCCCGCGAACTGTGCCCTACGGTTGGAGTCCTGCCGCGATGCAGGGCCAACCAGCAACGGCTACGCCTACCCTGCGTCCTGTGTCTGACTGGGGACCCGCAATCACGCAGACATATGACCAAGGGGCCGGGTTGTCTGCTGTGCCTAAGCTGAAGATCACAGGCAGGAGTGTAATCAATAGCCACTCTACTACCATACACTCCCCGAGATGCAGCCTTACAGGCAGCACGTCTAGTACAGGTGGGTTCATTAAAGGCGGGATTACCCTCTATGGCTGCGTGGTAGGCTCAGACTGTAGTGCGCCGGATGGTGCTGGGAAGTATACCAAAGCATCAGACATTACTAAGTTTGTCATCCCGCTTGGCACTAATACGAACAAGGTCAAGTTTGAGGATATCCGCTGGGATGAGAATAACTTAGGCTGGGTCATCTTCCTGTCCGATGATCCATATAAGCTGTCCCGGCAAGTGGAGCATATCACTGGGGATGCTATTGGCAGCACCATAGCCGTAACCGGGCCGGATGACAGGCCCACATCTATCGAGTTCAAGGGATTCTCCAGTGCCTCCATATTCCAGCGGGGATTCTACGAGCACTATCAGGGTGTGCCGGATGCCCTAGCCGATCATCTCAAGGCGAGAGTTAAGCGCGGAATTAACTTTGGCATCTGGGGCGGCGAGGTTGTATCCGTCAATCTTGATGGGGATGAGATTACAGTTAATGGGGCATTCACCCCTAACACATTGGCAGGACGGTATGTTAGCGTTATCGGTGTGCGGGATAAACCCTTTGACCCTGAAGAGGGTACGGGGATGCCTCAAGCTGACTTTCTCATTGAGGATAATACAGCCGATACCCTGATACTTGCCGCTGGGCAGTCAGTAGCCAGTTCTGCTAATGGCTTCGCACCCGGCAACGTGGTAGTCATCTCCACACTGGTTACTGATGTCGGCAGTGATGCTGATGGCAACTGGGTACAGGATGACCAAATCGGCAATGGAGGACAGCCGTTCGGCGCGTTCAATCCAGGCTCGATTCTGCGATTCATTGGGCCGATGGGGGACCCTGCCAAGCATACTGCCGCAACTATCAAGTTCGTTGCTACCAATAAGGTCTACATAGATGGAGAGTGGGATGTTGTACCCGCTGCTGGTGCTGTATTTATTACTGAGGAACAGAACTGGAGAATCGAGTACGATACCACCTACACCCCGGCATCATCTCCAGACCTATTCCCGGCTATCTCCATTGATATTCCCAATGAACGGGCACAGCAGCTATTCGTGCAGGTGTTCACTGTCAGTCAAGATGGAAAAGAGCCTTACTGGTCCCGGTGCCCCTACCGCCTAATCTACATCTTCGGGCAGGCCGATCCCGGAGTGCTGGTTACAGTTGACTTCGCACCCAGCCCGACAGATGGAATTATTAGGGTAGATACGACATTAGGTGATGTAAATATTACACTGCGTCCTGCTGACATTCTACCCGGAAGGCCAGTGGTAGTCATTAATCAGATAGGTTCTAACAATGTCATTGTAAAAGGTACTGGTACAGATCAGATTGACGGTGCAGCTACAGACACACTACCCCCCGGCGAAGTCGGCATATATGGGGACTATAAGGACGCATAATGGGACAGGGCTGGAATCGCTGGAACAGGTCCTCTAGTACTGGACTGGTATACCCCCCACTTGAGTTAACTAAGGCTTACTTTAACGAGGACTTCCTAGGGGGGCAGGACACCCTAAAGGCTGATGGGTCTAACCAGTTTGATCCTCAGCAGACTGCGAAGATAGGACAGAACAACTGGGGGATATTCAGATACAATACCCCGGCTGGCATTGGTGGCTCATCCGGTGCCATAGCAGATGCTACGGCTGTCATGCCAGCAAACGATGGCAGCTTTAAGAATCCTGGCGTAGTGCTGATTCAAGCGGCACAGGCCGAGGACCTTATTGTAATCAGTACCCCATCATGGCAGAATGAGGTCAACTCTGGCCTAACTGGTTATATGTTCCCGGCTGGTGCATTCTGGGCTGGGCACGCCTTCACTGCCGACTTCATATTCTGGTTCCTACGCTATGAGGCATCACAAAGGATAAGGTTCCGGCTGGGCCTCTTTGGATGGTCCTTCGATGCAACTGAGGCAACCCTATTCACAGATGATGAGTACGGGGGTATATCGCTGGACTTCGCTGATGATGATGACACCTTCTACCAGTTCGTATTCAACGATACCGAGGGTGGGGGTAGGCAGGCGGCATCAAGTACGAAGTCCCCGCCGTCCACGTACTCAGTTGGGGATAAGATGGTGTGGTGTAGGATCACCCATGCCACTGAAGCTGATGAAGTAACCATGAGCGTCAATGGTGAGACTCCTATTGTGCGGCCCTTCTTTTCCAATCTCACCGAGAACATGCCACAGCTAACCCCCTACTTTTCAGTTTATGCTGGGGACGGTGCAGGGGTTGTGATGTTTGCTGACCGTTGCGATGTCTATCTTCCAGAAATAGAGAGGTATGCAGCATGAGAATATATGTATGTGAGAACTGCCTACTTGAGTACGCAGACAAAGGATTCTGTACGGTCTGTGCATCCCAGCAGCTAAAGGAAATAGAGAAGGCGGACTGTGCCCTATGCAGTCTACCTCTTGGATTGAACTGGAGAGCCTGTGGGCACTGTGGCAACCCTGTTCCTGGCAAGCAGGCGAGGCCGGAAAAGATGGCCCTGTCAGCAGCGCGAGGAAAAGTCATAAGCAGGCCAAAAAACCCGGTGTAAATATTACACCATAAAATTATTGCCTGTTGACAGACTGGCATCGGGCCTCTAAAGTACTCTATATGAAAGAGATAAGAGGCGAACCGATAGAGAAGAACCCTACCAGCAAAACTGTATGGTTCGGGGGGAAACCGATCAATGAGAGGGCAATCGCCAGGGCACAGGCCCTAGACCAGTCCTATGTGTCGCGGGTGTTCACTGGGGACCGTACACCCTCGATAAAGAACGCTCGCAAGATAGCCGCTGTTCTGGGCATGGGTCTTGAGGACTTCCTTGAGGAACTTGACAAGCATGTTGCCGCAGTCAAGAAACAGAACAGGGAAATCATTGAGCAGCATCTACAAAGGATCACCGCTGAGGACACTGAGGATTTACGGACAATCGAGCGCGGCGGGATACCAAAACCACGTATGCCCGGTTTTAGGGCAGTGTAAATTAGATGTTGACAGTTTGGCATCACTAAAATATACTCCTTCTTTCGTTGCAACACTTTAGAGGACACATGACCATAAAGACAGCGTTCATTTCCAACATAGCTTTCACAGCATCAGAGGTTGATCTACAGGAATTGCTTGAGGAATACAAGCCTACCCACATTCGGCTTGTGCGGCATCATGATTCCGGCCAGAGCAAGGGATACGCCTTTGCTGAGTTCAATGATGAGGACGGATTCAAGAGATGCGTAGAGGACTTGGATGGCGTCCATTATAAGGGCCGTCCCCTTGTCGTCAAGGAAGCGGAACCGAGAAAACGCCAGCAGCAGTAAGTGTAAAATTTACACCGTTCACCGTTCACATTTCCATGAAAATACCAGCCCCGCGTGAAATAGGACTCCCGGACAAGTTTGCGTCCTGGAGGCCCAAACAGATAGACGCACTCCGAGCACTACGAACCTCCACAAAGAGAGTGGTAGCCCTGTTAGCTCCTACCGGATTTGGCAAATCTCCTGTATGGGTTGCTGAGGCCCATTTAAGCAACGTCTCTACCTGCGGCGTAACCCAGAGCCGCGCCCTGCAAGATCAAGCACTTACAGACTTCTCACCGTTCGGCATGGTAGACATTAGAGGCCGCAGCAATTACGTTTGCAGCTTCTTTGATAACTGTGAGCAGGGCCGCGCCGGGAAGTGTGCCTATAAGGGGTCCATCCAGTGCCCACTGAGCCAAGCAGAGATGAGGGCCGCACTCTCTACACTGGTCATTACCAACTATGACAAATGGTGCTCATCGAAATGCTATGGGCAGGGCATGGAACACTTTGAGCAGGTAATCTTTGATGAGGGCCATGAGGCCCCGGATGCGCTTGCCAAGGCCATGCAGGTAGTCGTCAATCAGCGGGAGATTGAGGAAACATTAAAGCTCAAGTTCCCGGCTGACACTGAGGATATGCAGGAGTGGAAAGACTGGGCGAGTAGTGCTAGGTATCTGGCTGAGGTAGAGTTTGAAGAGGCTAAGAAGAAGATAGAGGGCGGCTCACCTAAGCCAGCGTGGGTCAATCACTACCTGCACATGCGTAACCTAGTGAGGCGCATGGCGATCCTGTCTACTGCGAGGCCCCGTAACTGGATTGTGGATAAGGTCCAACATGGCTACCAATTCGACCCCATCCGGCCAGGGATGTATGCTGAGTCTGCCCTGTTCTTCAACATCCCCCGAATCATCATTCTAAGCGCAACCTTGCGGCCCAAGACCATGTACATGCTAGGGCTGTCTAAGGAAAAGTTTGAGTTCCATGAGTTCGATTCTGACTTCCCGGTTAGCAGGTGCCCAGTCTACTACGTGCCTACGATGCGCGTAGACAAGAACGCCCATGACCTGTCCCCTCTCTGGCTACTGCTGGATCAGATCATATCGAGACGCAGAGACCGTAAGGGCATCGTACATACTATCAGCTATGCTAGGGCAGAACAGGTAATGCAGCGTAGTCGGTTCAAGTCCAGCATGATCCTTAGCCGCAGGGGTCAACCAGTAACAGAGGACATAGAGAAGTTCCGCAATGCACCCCCCGGCACAATCCTGATTAGTCCTGTAGTTTCAACAGGATATGACTTCCCCCGCAAGGACGCAGAGTGGCAATTCATCTGCAAGATTCCATTCCTCGACAGCCGCGCCAAGGTAGTAGATGCTCGCCAGAAGGATGACCCTGAGCTTGGCCCCTACAATGCAATGCAGACAATGGAGCAAATGGCGGGTAGGCCAATGAGAGATAGGGAAGATCAATGTGAGACTTTCATAGCCGATAGGCACATGGACTGGTTCTGGAAACGGTACAAATATCTAGCATCCCGCAACTTCGTCAACCGTTACAGAGAGGTGGGGTCATTACCTGCCCCTCCCCCGGCACTATGAGCCTAGCGGACAACATCCCGGATTATGCTATCAAAGTTCACTACAAGTGCTCCGGTTTGGAGTGTAAATATTACATCTGGAAACGTGAAGATGGCCGCTGGAATTGGGTAGCTCTAGGCAACAATGGCACACAGCCGACAGCAGAGAGGGCCATGAGCGCGGCCCGGTTATGGATAAGCCAGAGTGAGTCTAACCCTAACGGATAACATAAATTACCAAAGGTATCTGATTAAAGAGAATCTGAAAGAGTGCCTTGAGCTTAATCAGATTCTCCGTCAGACGATTGACCGACGCATGTATGACAGAGAAAAGGTTGTAGATGGTCGGGTTGAGTTGTTGAGAAGTGGGCTGGAAATTCTCAGCCTATCCATTAACAAGTTGGATGAGCAGTTGACCGAACTACTTGCACAGGAGAAAAAGAGAAAATGAGTAATCTGGTAAATTTGGGCAGTAACGAAACGTATGTCGGAGGGTTCAATATCCCTGAAGGGGATTATGCCATTGAGCTATTCGCCAGGATGTCTAACCCGAAAGAGGGTAGCGGGAATGTGTCTCGCCCGGTAGTAGAACTGAAGGCACATGACCTGAATGACCCGGAGCATCGCGGCGATAAGGCATACACTGAGCAGCTTTCGATGGGTAGCAAGGCGCACCTGTCCTTTGCCCCGGACCCGGACACTGGTAAGGGGTTCGTGTCCATCCCTGGAGCGGCGGCTACTACGCTGGCATCCAAGTCGAACTGGGACCTATTCCGCCAATCCCTATACAACTCAGGACTCCCCGAGGGAATCTTTGAGGGGGATATGTCGGTACTGGATGGGATGCACGTCCACATCCAGCGGATACCGGAACCTGAGGAACGCAAGACCTTCAGGGCTTCCACAGGTGAGGCGGCAATGTCCGGGAATGCGAATCAGGCACCCAAGACCATCCCAGTTGTGTCCGAGATTCATGAGGATGGTAAGCCGTGGGAAGGAACTGGGGGGGTCCCTGAGGATGAACCCAAGCCAGCCAAGGGTAAAGCTACTGCGAAGGCAGCGGCCAAGCCTGCGGTTGGTAAGAAGCCAGCCCCGGCCCCGGAGCCTGAGGCAGAGGCGGAAGAGTCAGAGGACGCAGGTGTTATCCTCACCAATGCGCTTGCGGCTGAGTTGGAAAAGAAGCCCAATGGGTTGCCGAAGCTGGCTTTGCGTACCAGTGTCTTTTCGGCAGTCAAGAAGGCCAACGGTAACGATGTAGCTCAGGCAGTGTCAGCGATCATGGATGATGCTAAGGCGTTCGCCGCTACGCTGGGCGAACTGGGCTACCAAATCAAGGGGGTCAACGTCAGTCCTACCGCTTAAGCTCCTGTGGGGGGTTTCCACTCCTTTACCCCTTAAAGCCATGTGTGGCCCCGAGCATGAGGAGGAATCGGGGCATAAAATCCTATATGGCGCATTATATGACAGAGAGACCAGAATCCTTACCACCAAGAGACGCTAAGGTGTACTATGTCTGCCCGAATTGTGGCAAGGTGCATCTTATGACTATGACCCCGCAAATCAATGATACGCCGGGGGCATCATGGATGTATAAGGTTGAGTGCTCCTGTGGCCGTAAGTATCAGATCAACATACAAGAGATTGTGGATTGATTGCTACCGAGATTAACTTGCCTCTACAACTTCCAGCATCCGACACGCCAAGGGCTAAGGGGGTCCATCAGTCTGCTGTCATCCGTTGCATGGCGGCTGAAGCTGGGCACCTCAAGCCGGAATGGGTAGAGGAACTGTCCCTGGCAGATGGCTTGGACATAACTGACCCTCGCCATATCCTTCGTATTTGCTTAGGGTTAGCTTGGGAAGCATGGTATCTGAAACAGCTTGAGGCAATAGGGGTAGTGGCCCATCCCGGCGAGTGTCATCTTGACGGCATCCATATGAACCCGGACGGCGAAAGTGTGGATGTAATAATTACACAGGAAGATCAAGAGACACATGAGCTAATCATCCATGAGATTAAGCTAACCTACAAATCATCCCGCAAGTTCACACCTGAGACCCAGTGGCTATACATGCGTCAGATCATGGGCTACTGCAAGGCGAAGGACACGCAGTACGGAATGCTGCATGTGGTGTTTGTATGTGGGGACTATTCATATCCGATCACCCCAGATCGTAGGGTATGGCTACTCAAGTTCGATCAGAAGGAATTAGACCTTAGCTGGAATCAAGTAACCGAGTACATGGACAAGTTTGACAGTCCTGAGATGCAGCGTAGGATTCAAGAGTGGAGGAATAAGAAGTAATGCCGCTACCTAATTCATTCATACAGGCCGGATTCCTACCCCCTGAGCAAGCCGTCAAGGTGGACAAGAAGGGGGTAGCCCGTAAGTTTCGCCGCTTAATGATTGGCACTGAGGGCGATACGGATTCGGGCAAGTCAGAGTTCATAATGTCGGCCCCGGACCCCGGCATGATAATTGCCTTAGATCGTAGCTTTGATGGCACCTTGACCAATCCCCAGCCCCCCAAGTCAAGGCGTCCTGGCTTTGGAATCAATGTGGTAGCTGCCCCACTAGCCACACAGAGTAACAAGGCTATGTATGCTGAGTATTGGAAAGAGTTCTACACACGGCTAGTCGCTGCATCTGAGAATCCAGACTGTAGGACTCTTGCCATTGATGGGGACTCTGACTCATGGGAGCTTCAACAGCTTGCGGAATGGGGTGTGCTGACAGGTGTGCCGGGACCCCCTGGACTGGTCTATGCCGGGGTGAATGCGGCTCGCAGGGCCATGATAAGCAGGCTGTGGGATTCCGGCAAAATCATTATTGCCACTAACAAGCTGCATGATGAGTACCTTACCGCGAGAGATGATAACGGCAACCCTGTCCTCGATAAGACTACCAATAAAGAGGTGAGGGTAAGGACGGGTAAGCGCGAGCGGCAGGGCTTCAAGGATCAGGACTACCTCTGGCAGATTCAACTTAGGCACCTGTACAGTCCCGCTCATATCGCCAAGCGGCTAGGCAAAGATGTAGAAGTGCCGCCACGCTGGGGTATTAGGATACTTAAGTGCAAGTCAAATAAGGCTTTGGAGGGCAGTGAGCTTTGGGGGGATGACTGCAACTTTAAGGGTCTGGTTAGCTTCATCTACCCGAACGTGCCGCTAACCGAGTGGGGATTCCCGGCCAACGAGAAGTAGCGGAATGCACCTCACTGATGAGCACTACCGGAGGTTCTTCATACTCCGCAAACTGCGCCCTGCTGTAATCGGCCCTATCTGGCTAGAGCGTAGCGGAATATACATAGGGGACGTGCTGGGCATCGGTGAGCCTGAGCCGATAGCAGAGAAGGATTTAGCAGAGATGATTGACAGGCTTTGGCATAATTCGCAGCTAATGCTGCCGTTAGGAGTGTAATATTTACACATGACTTTTGAAGAGTTCGACAAATTTTCTGAGGAACTGTTCAATGATGTCCGAAAGATGCGGGACACTAAGGGCAAAGAGTACGCCCACACTCAGGACCGATTTGATAACTTCAACCGCATGGCAACTGAGGTTGAACTGCCCCGACTCAAGGTGTGGCTAATACTTTACAAAAAGGGCTTTGACTCCATCGTATCATACATCAATCATGGCCGGGAGTTCTCAACGGAGTCAATCAGGAGTAGATTTGTTGACGCTATAACTTACCTAATCCTAGCTGCTGGAATGGTTTATGAGGATAAACTGAAGGAAGGTGGACCGCTACCTCCAGGCACTTTGGTAGCCGCTCTGGTTGATGTAACCACACATATGCCAGCAGAGGACGTTAAGGTAATGCCCCCCGGCCACTGTAGTTATGGGCTATCAGAAGATGCAAAGGAAGAATTGCTGGCTAGATGGCCCAGATATACAGACCATACAGAGACTAGGCCACTAGAATTTGAAGAATTACAACGGAAGGGATTGGCGGAACAAGAAAAAGGGCCACAGACTACCACTTGGAAACTTACCCCACTGGGGCAGTTAGTAAGGACAGCAATGGGTGGGGCAAATGATCCTCATTGATTCTCGTGTAGGCTCTAAAGAGCTTCAACCGCTCATCCGGCAAATGGGTGTCCTCACAGAGCTAATGACTCTGGAATTTGCCGATGCTGCTTTCGAGGGCAACGGGCCTAAGGGACCCATGCCGATTGCGATTGAGCGCAAGGCCCTGCATGATATGCTCCAGTGCATTGATGATGCCCGGTTTGCTGGGCACCAACTACCCGGCATGTGGAACATGTACAAGGGTGGCAAGCTGTACCTGATTATAGAGGGCGAGTGGTGCCCTCACAATCCCGGTGGATTCCTTATGGAGTGCCGGAACGGGCAATGGTTTCAGTGCCGCCCTGGTGGTAGGCCCATCATGTATCACAAGCTCTACAGATATCTCCTGAGTGTGGCAAATACAGGTGTAAATATTACATACACAAAAGACCTGTGGCACACCGCTTTTAACATCTGCGAGCTATACCACTACTATCAGAAGAAGTGGGCAGATCATGGGGCAATGATGGAGATGCACCGTGAACCTATCCCGCCGATTGCTGGGGAGCCTTCATTAGTGAGGAAATGGGCGGCGGCGATCAAGAACATAGGCAGCGGCAAGATGGGCATAAGGGTAGCCCAGAAGTTCAAGACGCCCTATGCACTAGCGGCGGCTGATGAGCAGGACTGGCTTACCATACCGGGAATCGGTGTGGAGCAGGCACAGAAAATAGTCAAAGAGATAAGGGGGTGGAAATGACCAAAGAGCAGAGGATGGTGCTGGAATTCCACAAGGCATTTGGTATCACCTACAATGATACCCCAACCTTGCCAGAATTATCTGTTACAGACCTAAGGCTAGAACTTATCGAAGAGGAGCTTGATGAGTTAGTAGAGGCCATAGGGGATGGGGACCTTGTAGCGATTGCTGACGCACTGGCCGATATGAAGTATGTCATAGATGGGGCCGCTTGTGCATTCGGCATAGACCTTGAACCTATCATGGAGGAAGTACACCGCTCCAACATGAGTAAGGTAGGGGGCCACAAGAGCGCATCTGGCAAGTGGGTCAAGCCCGATACATACTCCCCAGCCAACCTTAAACCAATCCTAGTTAGCCAAGGTATGACCCCATAGGTGAGTTATGTCGAACATTTTATTGAACTTAGCCAAGTTACAGGCATTCCGGGACGTGTCCAACCATGAAGGCTGGGAGCAACCCTGCAAGCGCGTGGATGAGATAGTCAAGTTCGCCGGGAGCAACAGAGCCAAGATGGTACGGGCACTGTGGATGCTGGAGGGGCTAGGCGTAGCACTGGGCAAGAACGGGGCCTATGCCTGCTGGAATGACATTAATCCAGCTTTCCATCCAATCATGCATGTGGGCCTAGGTGTCGGCATAGTGCAGCGGGTAGGCTTTGACCCTATCGCATTGAGGAAAGAGATTGACAGGTTATCTTTCACCCACAGTTACAGTACTTGGTGCCATGAGGGTATAGGGCAGATGGCCGCAGTACAGCAGGCTAGGTTCATGCGCCTATGCGTGGGCTTACCGATAAGGACACAGAAAATAGGTCTGCCCAGTCTCATAACTCGCTGGATGATTGGCTATGGCCGGGTCCTCATGTTCTCAAGCTGGTGTGTAGAAAAGGCTATGGCTAGGGCTAGGGCAGTAGAACTGTACCACACACTATTTATACGTGAACTATACCAGGGCATAGGCTTTGCTACCGAGATGCTGTCCATATACTACCCTGAGGCTACGCCAAAGACTAGCCCGGTATTAATGGTGGGCAAGGTCAAGGCGGCGCAGTTTTTCGAGGATAGCTGGGGATTAGGTGTGTAATATTTACATGGAGGTTTTATGGTAAATCAGGAGTTTATTAGGCTCGCCACTAAGTATCAAGGTGCAATGCGAGACTTACAGGAGAGGAGAGAAAAGCTATCGAGGCTTCAGAATGAGGCTATTGTAATGCAGAGAGACGTAGATGTTGTGTTACAGAGTTTGATGAAATGCGTCGGCAATAATGAGCAAACCAAAGCAGTTGTGATTGATGGGTGTGTGGTGCTGGTAGAGCATGAGAAGGGTGTCCGGGTAATTCCCGTAGAACAATGAATCGTTGCTCTGCTTGCCCAGGCGAACACAGGTGCGTCCCCAGTAGTGGCCCTGAGGACTGCGACCTACTATTCATTGGCGAGAAGCCGGGGCGCGATGAGGACCGCGAGGGCATACCGTTCTGTGGCCGCACTGGGCAAGAGGTAGACCAACACTACCTGCCCCTGGCTGGCCTGAGTAGGTCTAGGGTCCGTGTGGCTAACGCTATACGGTGCTGGGGCGGTGATGGCAACAAGGATAAGATTGACCTAAAGAAGCAGGCCGACAGGGACCGATTAGACGCCTGTGCTACGGCTCACCTGTACCCTGAGATACTCAGGATGCAGCCTAAGCTGTTGATTCCTATGGGCGCATTCGCCTGTCATGCCCTGGACCCTAACATAAGCCTGGAGCTTCATCACGGCATACCGATTCAGACTAGCTGGGGAGTAGCATTCCCCATGTATCACCCGGCAGGAGGATTACATGAGCCAAAGAAAATGCTCACCATTAGAACAGACTGGGATAGGCTACGTAAATACCTACGTGAAAAGCTCTACCTACCCGTTGATGAATGGGCAGGCCAAGAGGATTACCGATGTATTGAGTCAATCGCTGAAGTCAGAGCCTCTCTGTCTGGTGCCTGGGATTCTCCATTGGGATGTGATACGGAAGTTAAAAGACATAATAGAAACGATCCATTCTGCCTCACTTATTCAGTCCAGCCTGGGACCGGAAATCTCATCCGAGCGGACCGCAGTGAACTTCTCAGGGAGTTTTCTAATCACCTTCGACACTGGACAGGTCCTATACTGTGGCACAACTGGCTGTTTGATTGCGAAGTCGTAGCGGCTATGGACCTGGAGTTCCCGGCGCATCTCATTCAGGACACGATGGTTAGGGTATTCCATCTAGGCAACCTGCCACAAGGACTCAAGCCCCTGGCCTACCGGGAACTGGGTATGGATATGCAGGACTTTGATGACCTAGTTACCCCGTACTCTAAGCCAATATGCCTCAGCTATCTCAGGCAGGCAATGGACCAAGACTGGCCTAAGCCGGATGAGGAGCTAGTGCGGGATGAGAAAACCGGGCAGTACAAGCTCTATAAGCCACAGGGCATGAGGGCCAAGATCAAACGGCTATTCACGGATTACGTTAAGGCCCCGGATGATGTAGATGTGTTCGACAGATGGCATACATGGGAGCAGAAGAGGCCGGGGACTCATGAACTGATTGAGGGTGTCATGGGGCAGTGGCCCAGCAAGTGCATAACCCATGTGCCATTTGAGCAGTCATTGTTCTATGCCTGCCGGGACGCGGACGCATTGGTTAGGCTGTGGCCGATCCTGAAGTACATGAGGCACAGGGTTAGAAGGACTACACAAGAGAACTGGAGGTACGCGGCATGAAAGTATTCATGGTGTCCATCATCCTGATAGCTGCTGGACTGGTAGTGCTCGATTGGATCAGGGCTACCCGGCGAAGTGATGAAATTCAGGACAAACTCAAAAAGTGAGGTGTAAATATTACACTCAAAATCATCCCCGACAGGTGGAAAATCTACCACCAAGGCAAATTGATAGGAAAATTGGAGCGGTGCCTGCCAGCCACAAATGGCGGTAACTCCTGGCTTTTCTACCACTTAGGTGCTGGTCGGTGCCTGCGGTTCAAGACCCTGAAAGAGTTCAAAGCGAGGTTCAAGGATGAGATGCACATACCCACTGAGACTGTGTAGCCTGGATGCCCAGTACACCCCGGTTATCAAGCTGCCGACCATCCAGACTCACTACGATATACAGCTAGGGGCCACTCCGCGAGAGGATAGGGGGATAGAGGTAGACCGTCAGACTGATAAGCCTACCTACCTCATTGGCAATCCCATTTGCCATTATCACCGGGGCACATACAAGCTGACTGACTTCATGCCTGAGAGCGATTGGAGCAAGCTGCGAGAGATGGCTAGGACTAAGGGGTTCACCATACCTAAGACGGAACTGATTGTGATTCAGTTTATGCCTGTAGGTTGGCAACCGAGCGATGAATATATGGAGGTGGACAGGTGAGGATGAGTGGAAAGGATCAAAGGAAAGAGAAACTGAGAGGGTCGGGCTTCAAGGTTAAGACGAAGGACGGACAGGTATTCGTGCCCAACAAGAACTATGCGGTCATGGATTCTGGGCAGGTGGTTAGCCTACACCCGAAACGAGCTAACAAGAAACAGAGAGTGAAGGCCCGTAGACTGGCAAAGGCACAGGCGAAACATGCGAACAATAATAGCAGGCAGTAGGGGCATCACCGATGTTAAGGTAGTGTTCAAGGCTATCAAGGATAGCAAGTTCACTATCACTGAGGTGCTGAGTGGCGGGGCTAAGGGAGTAGACCGCATAGCCGAACAGTACGCGGCCAGTAAGGGCCTGCCCTGCCGGGTGTTCAAGGCTGACTGGGGCAGGCATGGGCAGATGGGCGGCATCATCAGGAACGAAGAGATGGCAAGCCATGCCGATGCACTGATAGCAGTCTGGGACGGCCAATCACACGGCACTGAACACATGATCCGAGAGGCCCAGAGGGTAGGTCTCAAGGTCTACCAGATCACTATTGTAGATGCTACCAAGCACGACGCATGAAATACCCCAAGCTCTACAACGGGGTCCGTCTACTAGGGGATGGACCCTGCCTTGAGAACATCAATCGCATAGATATGGGCGCAATGCCCATGATTCAATCAATGGCCCGAACCGGGCTGATGGTTGACCTAGACCACTTCGCTAAACTCCACACTGAATTAGATGAGCGTATGGAACGCATCTCACAAGAGGTGCGCGATATCGCCGGGTACTATGTGAACCTCGATAGTGGGGACCAAGTAGCCCAACTGCTATTTGGTAAGCTGGGTCTGAAGCAGGCCAGGGTTAAATTCACCAAGAGTGGTAGCCGGGAGTCTGTAGAGGATGAGGTACTCACGGCGATCCAGCATGACCATCCGGTAATCCCTAAGATACTGGAATATAAGGAATACAGCAAGCTCGATGGGACCTATGTGCGGCCTATGCCCCGGCTGGCAAAGCGTGTGCGCCAGGGAGAATGGCGCATGTTCCCCAACTTCAATACTACTCGCGTCCCTAGCGGCAGGCTGGCATGTAAAGAGCCTAACCTGCTGGCTATGCCTACGCGCACAGCAATGGGCCGGGAGATACGCAAGGGATTCATTACTAGGCCGGGATGGAAATATCTCTCTGTAGATGAATCACAGATTGAGGTGAGGCTTGCCGCGCATTGCAGCCAGGACCCCCGGCTAATGAAAATCTACTGCGACCCCATAGAGGATGATATCTATAGCGATTTCGCAGTACAGGCATTCAAGCGGAAACCTACCCGGCACATCAAAGAGGGTGAGGCTAAGTGGGTATACGATGATGTGCATAAGATGGATCACCGCTACCCGGCTAAGACCTGCATCTTGGCATCCATCTATGATGTGTCCCCGGCTGGCCTGCTTGAGCAAATGCCAATCGTATGCGGGAATTGTGGCTGGCTCAGTCTGGACATATCCAATGAGAAGTACACAGAGCATACGTGCGGCAAGTTCGTAAGCCTGTGGACTGAGGCCAAGTGCGAGAACCTGATACTAAAGTTCTATACTACCTATCCGGGGGTCATGCAGGACCGCATAAAGAATCATAAGATAGCTCGCATGAAGGGTTTCGTGTGGGATATGTGGGGCCGCATCCTGCATGTGGCAGCAGTCCGCAGCATACACCCTTGGGTAGTGGCCGCAGCACTACGAGAGGTAGGCAACTTCCCTTACCAGAGTGGAGCACAGGGCACCATTAAGCTGACAATGGCTGAGTTCTGGGATGACCTAAATGCACCAATCATACAGGACTCGTGCCTGCTGGACGTGTGTGAGCCTAGACTACAAGTGCATGATGAGCTTATATTTGAATGCCGTGAGGATATGGTAGAAGAGGTGGGGGAACTAGCTAAGTACAGGTTCCAGAACTGCGCCCCGCTCCATGTGCCTATCAAGGCCGGGGCTGTCAGTGCCGATACTTGGGGGGACCTGGAGAAGTGATTGCATACCGCACAGAGGGCACAAGCCAAGCTGTGCAGGTACACGGCGGTTGCAGCTATTGCAGACAGTAGTACCATCAGCGAACATATTGCGGCCCTCCTCTCCTCGATTCATCGGGGATTACTTTACCTAATACAGCCAGAATATGTCAAGGGGAATCGGCACTTTTAAAGTGTAATATTTACACCCGCAAAAAAATGAGTTACCGTGGATTTTGTGTTGACATATTGGCATCACCGTATTACACTGATTCTGTTAGGTTGGATGTGTGAGGTTCAATCTTTGATGTTCAAATGTTCACTGTTTCGGAGGTGGGTATGAAGATGAAAAAGGCACCCGGTAGGGCCAAAACGCTGAGTGCGGAAGCTGAGGAAGTAATGTTCCCGGAATCCAGCAACGTGCTTGGCGCAACGTATTACCGGGGACACAAGGTACTCCGGGTCCGGTTCAAGAAGGATGGCAAGCTCACGACAACTTACGACTACACCGGAGTGAAACCTGAGACATTCGCCGCGCTCCTCGCAGCACCGAGCAAGGGTGAATTTGTCAATAGGACCCTGATACCTGAGTTCGATGTAAGACAGGTAGCCTAGACAATACCGCCACACGAAAAACCCCCGAACTGGGCCTGTTAGTTCCTAGACTGGCAGGCCCGATTTTACAGAGGAGAGAACATGGGCTTGACCCTGATGGAAGCATTTGAGAGAGCTATACGGCGGTCTAAGGTAGGCTGTTCCGTTCTAGTCTGCCTACATGCACTACAGCCGGATTCTTACTTCGTTACGGCTCACAGCACCGGACACGGCGGCGGCAAGGTAGCTGAGTTCATCAATGGGCTTTATGCGGAAGAGGATTGGTAGAGATTGCCGATGATGCTGATTCAATGCGACTTAGGACGCGGGTTCGATTCCCGCCACCTCCACCAATACGGGGGTGAACTGGTTTCGACTAGGCGCAAAGGGTCAGTGGAGGTGATGGGCAGGCGACTACCCTAACAGCGCACACCATAAACGCAGACTCTCAAGAGTCCGCATTGCCAATGGCAGCCTAGCTGTCCTAAGCGGGGTTCGCCGGGTTCCTGGCAACAGAATACCCGGCAAGAAGAAAATGAGCAAAAGACAAACCATTGACCCAGAAGTAGCCGCCGAATGGGGCAGGCTACTAATTGGAATGCTCGATGCTGAAGCCTACAATAAGTACAGATTGAGCAATCCAATATTCAGGTGTGTGTCTATTGAACAATTTAAGAGGGGAACTATGCTCACATTCAATTCGCCGGAATCATCCAACATTGAGGGCGCGGACTACTACCCGGAAGATAAGCGGCTGGTCATCCGGTTCAAGCGTAGCAGGAGCTACGAGTACTCTCAGGTATCTCAGGACTTATTCACTGCCTTTCATCAATCCGACAGCAAGGGACTATTCTTCTCAGCTAATATCCGGCCTAATTTTACAGGCAGACTACTCACTGAGGTGGCCCAAATTGGTAACAAAAACCCTGGAGGAAAATCCTCCGTTCCTTAGTGTTATCAAGCGGATAGGCGACAAACAGTATCAGGTGGCCCTGTCTACCTACAACCCTCGGGATGATTCGTATGGAATATTTACAGTCTATTCTGAGGTGTATGGCAAGAAAAAGGATGCTCGCCAAGAGGCTAAGGCCCTGGGCAAGCGGAAGGGTTTAGAGGTGAGATGAAATCAGAAGTCCCAAGATTCTATGCGAGATATAGGGGCACTGAGTCTATATTCTCCAGCTACACACTGCAAGCGGACTCCCCTTTACTCATACCCGGCCTGTCAGTGGGCAAGATCGTACACCGAGTTGACGTGCGAGACTTCGATTGCCGGATGGTGCTGCTAGTGCGCGAGTTCGACGCATTTAGCCGCCTCAACTTGATTGTAGATCAGGGGCCGATTGAGTATGGGGAAGTATTCACGCACGTATTCAACATCTCCAATGTCCCAGTGAGGATCAAAAAGGGGGATGTAGTAAGCAGGTTGATAGCCATATGATTGAGATACTATGCCATAGAGGATGTATAGCTGGCCCAGATAGAGCACTATGCGCCGACAGGTTAGGGATGCAACTCAACCATTGCAACTGTACCTGTCATGGTGGGCAGTCCATTAGTCTGCGCTTTGACCTACCCTCAATCTCCATCATGTGCAGGGAAGGGCATAAAGAGCCATGCTCACTGCCTTGGTGCAAATGCCACTGCCATACCCCACGCTGTGAGCAGCTTGGTCCTGCTGGGAGATGTTGTAAGCCTCTAGGTCATCCTGGGGATTGCTACTGCGTATCCGATTATGAGTATGCAGCTTCAAGGGAGGGATTATGACTTACCCGCCGCCACCAGGATACCCGCCACGCCGCAAGCGGTTCCCATCCCCACACGGCTGCATAGCCTGCCGACGCTGCGGCTTTGGCTGTCCCCTGTGTCATCCTGAGAGGCATCAGAACTGTGCTAGGCTATCCACTGGGAGAACCCCAACCATGCCAAAGATACAGAACATCCCGGCCCCTATAGAACCACCGGACTACCCTAAACCAGACTTCAAGGCGATTGGGGACCGGGCGGCACAAGGCACAATGACCTATCAGGACTTCAGGGATATGCGGGGGTATGCCCAGACATTGCAGCGTAAGGCTAACACCTTATGCAAATCTGTGCTGGACTGTACCTCAGATGCCGTGATGGACTTCGACAATGGTGTGCTGATTGATTCTAGCCGCAAAGAGATGCGAGAAGCGGCCACGGAGTTGAAAAAGCTACTGTAACCGTTACACGGAGGTTTTAATGCAGAAATATAAAGTAGAGAAAAAGAAACCAGCACTGCCTAGCCCGGTATCACAGGTTGAGATTGTCAAGCTCAAGGCCGATGCTGTCAAGCTGGCCCCTTCTGCTGTCATGCAGCAGGCCGCAGGGCTAGTAGTACATGACCCAGACTCCTACGCTCTGGCAGACTCATACCTGTCCTCCATCAATATCGGGGAAGAGAAGGTCAAGCAGCGATTCTATGGCGAGGATGGCAAGAGCGGCCCCATACCCTCGATACGATCCGGCCTAGACCAATTATACGCCATTGTGCGAGAGATTACTAAGCCGATGGAGGATACCCGCAAGATCATCGTTGGTAAGATGAA